AATTACAATGGATCCACCAATAGTTCTTTTGCTTGACCAACGCTTCAAATCTCCAAACCTCTTGTCTTTAAAGACAGACGTTAAGTCAAAATTCGTTAATAAATTTGTCCAGATATTATTCGCCATTTCTCCTGTCAGGAATTATTGCGTTTATTAAACTATCCATCCATCCAAAAACTTTATTGTCTTTTTCTGTTGGAGTTAAATTAACAATAACTTTAAGAAGTGCCAAAACTGCCAATGCAATTTCTGCCCAATGATTTTTTAAAATTTCCATTTTAAGCATTTTAAGTTAATAATATATATAAGTACTACTTTTGTATTAAAGTTTCTTACGGCTAACGTTTAGTGCCTTAAATAGCCAACCAATAAACAACAAACATTAAAATCAAATAAATAAAATACACCACTTGAATCTTATTTGTTTTCATTTCTTAATCTCAAAATGTGGTAAATCAATAAACGTCTGGTCTTTGATGTGCGTGTCTCCATCCCAATCTCCTCCCCAACGAATACTGCTATCAATCTTTCCTTCTGCCTTTAGCATTTTAGCAATACCTAAGACTACTCCACCAAAAAAATACATACGCTTGTGATTCTTCCAGTCAACAGGATAAGGGACAACATCTACCGCAAGGCTAGGAATGTAATTATGTTTTGACTTCTTATTTATTCCATCTAACTTGGAGTGTCCTTTTCTGAATAACATTTGCTGTCTTTCAATACTCCTATAACTTTCCAGTATTGAGCAGTCAAAATGTTTTATAACTTCATTAAATAATACTTTCAAATCAGGATGTGCGTTCCCTAAAATTGCCTTACTTTTTTCGCTGTACTTTGGCATAAGTATATTTATAATTTAAATTAAAAGTTGTATTACTAATCCAGTTTACCATAATTTTGATTTTACAAACGAATAAATCTCTCGTGCTATTATTCCTGCTAGACCACCAACAAATCCCAAAATAAATATTTCAAAAATCTGATCCGTTGGAATGATTGCTATATTAAGCAAACCACCTCCACAAAAACTACACATTCTCTCTTGCATTATTCCTTTTTTTTAAGCCATAGAAACTAATCTATACAAAACAACTATTGAAGCAGCAGTCCAAACCCCTGAAGTAAACGCATCATTAAAATTGGTTACCTTTATATCTTCGGCAATGATTGTTGCATCAGGTTGAGCTGTTTGACTTAAACCATATACCCAAGTATATTTAGTTCCACTTAGTCCGTTATAATGATTAGTTCCAAACACAGCTCCATCTTCTCCTAAAGAATCATAATATAAATTTATACTTGCTTTTCCTGATTGTGTCCCACTACCTCCTGTCATTATTATACTTGCCCAAATGGGTTGAATTATATGGTCTGCAGTTCCTGCTATACCATTAACAGGAGTGGAATGTAGATTTGTGATATTCGCTTCACTCAAAACTATGGTCGTTGAGTAAACTCCGTGCATATATTGATACGTAATTTGCTTCGCTGTTCCATTATCGTTAAGCAAAAAACTATCTGCACTCGGTGCAGGGTTTGCCGATAATACAGCCAAATTATCTAAACTGTTAAATACGTTTTGAGTAGTCTGTTGTTTAGATGTTCCTTGTGCAGACCCTGTAGTATCGGAAACATCCACGACCATATAAAGATCATCTACAGCACTTCCTGCTGCAAGTGCTGTACGATCAGTTAACTTTTCGTTTGCCATTTTTTAGATATTTTTTTAATTTGTCAAAATTCTTTTTAGTTTTTTTATATTCCTTTTTTCTCATTAACACCAGTCTTTAGTTCCATATTCACGTAGTTGACTAGGCGGAACATTAACATCTAAATTCATACCCTCATAATAATTACGTTTTGTTGGGCTTAAATCACTTCCTGTGTTTGATGTGTATTCAGGAAAAGAGCTTTCGTTGTCGGTTAAGTAATCAATCATTCGTTGTCTGTAAAACTGACCAAGATCTGTTGCCCTGTCCATTAATGGTTTTATATCATCGTAAGTTGCACTTGCTCCATTCTCCGTACCCATTATTACAACAGAATTATTTACAAACTTCAATCTTAAAAAAGGAATGAGATCAGCAAAGGCAAATTGTACTAATGCAGGTTGTATGTAGTCATCCAAAAGTGTTTTATAAACACCTGCAGGAGTTCCTGCTATATCTGAAACTAATTTATCATAAAGATCAGTACCAATGTATGGAAGTATCTCTTTTGTCTGTGCGTTTAGGATATAAGGGTGAAGCATATTATCGTCCACACTCCCACCTAGTGCTGTATCTCCTTTTAATTTACTTGCTGATATAAATAGTGTTGCCATAGTTTTTTATTTATGCATTTGGTGCAAATCTTCCTCCCGGAAAAGCTCCTCTTAATGGGGTATGAATTGGTGCTGCTGTTGTGTATTTTGGCTCAATGCCCCTAACCTTTTTCCAATTAAAACCTAGTTTGTTTATTTCTGCCTGCCAAGTTTTCTTAAAGTTAGCCAAAGGTCCATTAGGCAAGTATTGTCCACCCTTGTAAGTTTTATTTCCTACCATAATTATTTCGCCTGTTGGAACTCTCTTTCTTAAATAGAAAACCCTGATCCATCTGTGGTGACAGAATACTCCGCCCTTCCATTGCCAAATGTCGTACGTGCTTCCTTTATGAGCAAACGCAGGATTCAGAGTTTGTTTGCTCATTGTTTTTAAATTATTTACAGTATATAATGCTCCCCCTTTTGATGCTTGAACCATACCCCTACAAAACGGTCTTGTGTTTGCTGCTACATTTTGGGAATATCTATACAACACCCTTAACATTCCAACATCTGATTCTGATTTCTTGTCTGGAGTGTCTTGTGGTATTCCGTATGTATTAGAATTAGCAAATTCGTAAAAACTATTTTTTTGATTGTTAAGATATTTTTCAAAATGCTCTTCGTGCTCTTCATTATCTACTTCTAATTCTCCTAATTCAAACCATTCTTCCTCATCAATTTTTTCTTCATATTTTTTTAATTCTACTAATAATGGTTTTACATCTTCATCTTTTACTTCACTAAACTCTTCTTCAACTTTATCTTCTACTGTTTCAACTACCTCTTCTGTTGGTGCTTCTAAATCTAAAAAGTCTGCAGGTTTTAAAGTTTTAAAATAAACATCTAAATTAATTTGGTTTATAGAAAAAATTTCTTTTAAGCCATCAAGCAAGATATTTTGAAACGGAATGACAATCGTGTTATTAAAAAGCGAATAACTATCACGAAGTTCTTGAGCATTGTTTCCAAAACCACCACCCTCTGACCTGACACCAAAAATCAATGGACTTGTAACACGATGCCCTGAAAGTATATTGACAGAACTAATGCTTTGTAAAAATTGATACAAACCGTCTGCTCCATTTGTGTTAATAGGATCAACAGTTGGCTTGGTTTCAACTCCGTCATTGAAGTTAATTAGAACACGCCCTGCGTTTGAAGATCCTGAAAACTTTTGTAAAATTTTTCTTTCAATCTCCATTCTTTCCTCATCAGTTGGAATACCATTATTGAACGATAACATCATACTTGGGAACAATCCATTTTGAACATTGTTAAGATGGAACTCAGCAATTTCTGTGTCTAGCTGAATATATGCTGTGCTTCCCACATAGTCTGGTGTTGAGTAGTAAAAGCAATTTGGAGAATAATCTTTTACCATTAATAACTGACTTGGGTTGGATCTGTCTTTTGAATTGAACGCAGGAATTGCAGTTGGTCGGTTAATTGTTTTTCTGTAATCTAGCCAGTTGGTAGAATAATAATAAGTTTCTATTTCTCCAACAGCGTTTGCGTGTCCTGTTCTGATTGTTTGAGCAGGTACGTGCTTCATCTCTGCAATCTTTGTTCTTGTCCTATTCCAAATAACATTAATAAAACAATAGCCGTGAAGCTTAAGGTCAAAGGAACAGTTTTGTAAAAAATGTTTTTGTGAATTGCTTAACAACACCTGTAAAGAAAGCCACTGTTCTGGATGCTCCTCTTCATCGTGAGCACCTATACCCTCCCCATATATCATTGCAGAAACTCCTTTTACAACCGCTGAATGAATTGAACAATTTTGGTATAAATTAATTAAGTATTGTGGGTAGTCGTTTTTCTCTCCGTAATTTATCCAGTTATCCCTGGACGTTTCCATTACAATCGGTCTGGAAGCTTCTGAAAAAGCTAGTGCCGAAATTTGTTTATTAATATCTTTTTTATTCGTTGACATAAACAGTATTTGTATCGGTTGTTGAGTATTCAGTAAACGAAACTTCAGAAACAGGATTGCGAAGATAAGCACTACCAGTATTCAAAGTTCCAACTACAGAACTGTCTGTAGGATCTAAATTTGAGTTACTAGTTTGTTCGTATAAAATCCAAGAGAAAAAACCCTCTGCTCTTCCTAAATCAATAGCACCAAGAGCAGGTACAGGAACACTTGAAAGGTTAATATCAAACTTTGTGTACCTTTCATTTAAGGTTTCTTTTGAAATAAGTACATAAGACGTTTCGTTTTCCATTGTATTTGTTAAGGCCATTAAATAATAAATCGTAACCCCATTATCACTTAAACGAAAAGGCTCAGTCTCAATATACACATAGTTAGATTGAGCACCACCACCACTTGCATAATTTAATAACTGCAACATTATAAGTCTTCAATCCTTTTATTTATTCTCTTAATTTTTTTTTCTTTTTCTTTTTGCTCAAAGTAAGTTTCTCTTAAGTGTTCCCTTAATCCCTCAATTTGTTTCTGTGATAATTTGTCCAAAGGCAAATTAATATTGTTTGGTTGTACTCCTTTATATTGTTCTTTTACTTTCCAAGTCATAACTTTAGTGTTTATTAATAAATATAAAAAAAGGCAGATTGTTTTAAAAAGTATAAAAAAAGGGTAGATAAACCACCCTTTTTTCAACTAAAACTATCAAAAAACTATTATGTTCCTACTGTTATTGTAAGGTCTGCAGGTACATCAGCTAATCCATCAAATGGGTATCCTGATGTTCCTGTTCCTCCTGTTGCAGGTAGCCATATTTGTGCTTCTTTCTCTTTCCCAACAAATCCCCAAGTATATCCTGTTAGTTCTCCTTTTGCTGCTCCTGATGTTACTGTTCCACTTGTCATATCCATTCCGTTTCGCAATCCTAACAACCAAACATTGTCATTTGAATCCAAAACAAAAATTTGACTTCTGTTATAAGCAATTAATCGCATTTGGTTACTATCTGCTGCTGTTTGTTTCTGCAGTGTTATAGAAAGTGTCTGCTCAAAAAATGTTGTTCCTGTTGCAGGGTCTGCTGTTAGATTAATTGTGCAAGATGATAAATCAGGTCTCAAATCATATTGATAAACTGTAGTCTTGCTCCCACTTGATACATCCCAAGTAGCAAAACCTGCATCTGACATAATATCAGATGAAATAGTTGCCTGTGCTTCTGCATTTGCACTATATGATGAAACAAAAAATACCTTTCTTAGTCCACCAATTACGTCTTTACAATCTACTAACCTTCCTCGTGTTAAATTACAAGCCATATCTATTTAAAATTTTATAAGTTAAAAAAGTAGGGGAGAATGAACTCCCCTAATTTATTGTCTAGCTCCAAACGGTTGAACCGTATACTCCATCTGTCGGTACTGCTGTTTGAACACCAATAGCGAACCTCATACTTATTCCTACGTTATCTGATCCATCGTATTCGTATAATGGGATTAAACGGGCCTCTGTATATGCTGTAGCCAAATTAGATCCGTATACTAGATTTTCAGGATAAGTAAATAAAATTACATCATTAAACATTCCCGGGCATCTGTAAATTGGAAATCCAAAGTAAGTCATATTGTCTCCGTCTAGGTTAAATCCTGCTCCTGATACTTGACCCTGATTAGAACCTCCTGCTGCTAATGCTTGAATATAAAAACCGTAAGTTTTGTTGTTCATATAGAAACCTGCTCCTGGTTTAGTAAGCATTCCACTATGATTACTAGCAACTGAATCATAAACTGAAGCCATATCGTCTAGTATATCTGATGCTGCTAATGCATCACCAAAAGTCACTTCACTAAAATCTTTACAGGCACTTGCATCTGCTCCTGTTTCATCTTGTGTTCCGTCATCAGATAAGAAACCAACTCCGTAAGGAGAAGATCCCTGCCAAATCCCTATCTCTGTTTGTGCTGATGCTTTTTGTGCAACTACTTGCATTAAGAAATCAGAAAACGTGTTTGGCAAAGCACCACTACGATCCATTCCTTGTCCAAACCAAGTTGGGAAAACTGTACCTCTACAAATTTCCTCATTAACTTTTAGATCCGTCAAAGTAAGAACTTGCTCACTTGTTGAAG